GCAATCAACACGATGATGGCGACCAGGGCGATGATGCCGAGAACAATCCACGTGATCGGCGACGTCCACAGCGCCAAGTTCAGCACCATCTGGACGATCGACCACACCTTCATCGCGGCGACGATCGTGCCGATGACGGCGGCGAACGCGCCCAGGCCGATGACCAGCGGCGTCACCCAGCCGCTGTTCTTGGACAGCCAGCCGAAGGTCTTCTCAATGTAGGGGATGGCCTTTTCGAGCGGCTCGATCAGGGCAAGCTGCACACTGTTCTTGAGCGAATTCAGCCTTTGGCCTACTGAATCCTCGAAGGCGTCACCAGCCCCCTTCGCCTCACCCGAAACGTCACCCAGGCCGTCGCCGACATTCGCCATCCCCTTGAGGAATTCCGGGATGTCGGCCTTGTTCATGTCCTCTAGCGGGGTGCCGAAGAGCGCGAGCGCCGCCTCAGCCTGTTCGGTCGGGTCCTTGATGCCGAGAAGCCCAGACGTGATCTTCTGGAAAGCGGCCTGCGCGGAATCACCACCGGCGAGGATCGCATTCGACATGGTGTGAGCGTCCAGGCCGATCGAATCGTACGCGGCCGTAGTTGAGGCGTTCATTTCGGTGGCCAGATTGGTGAATTCCTTGATGGCGTCACCGGTTTTGTCGATTCCGTACTTGCCCTTGGCTGAGGCGTTGGCCAGCAAACCAAACGCCTGTTCGCCGTTGAATCCGAGAGTCCGGAAATACTGCGCGTACTCGTCGCTGGCTTCGAGGACGTCTTCGCGTAGGGCAACCGGCACTGCGCGGCTGGCCACAGTGATCAAATCGAAGGCGTGGGTGGCGTCCTTGGCCAGCCCGGACCCGATCAGCGTCGAGGCGTACTGGGTGGCCTGGGCGACGTCGCCGCCCCACGTTTTGGCGTACGCCTCGGCCGCCACCGTCAGTTCCTCGATCTTGGCAATGTCGCCGTCTGGCACCAGGCCCGACGACCACACCGCCTGCACGCTGGCGTACGCGGACCCTGCGGAGTCGCCGAACCCGCGGCCGTAGACGTTGCCGGCGACGGCGCCCAACTCGCCCGCAAGCTTCGAGTTGCCGCCGAGCTGGTTGGCTAGCTTCGTTTGGGCGTCGCTGAGTTCCATCGCCCCGGACAGACCAGCCGCCAGCGCCGCACCCGCCGCCGCGCCGGCGAGAGCGGCACCGGCCTTGACCTTGCCCCACGTCTTGTTGAGCTTGCCTTCGATCTCGCCGGCGCCCTTGTCGACGCCGTCCGAGTTGACACCGATCTTGATCATGAGGTCAGCGAGAGTCGCCATCCCGGTCACCCCCCTGCTTTCCGCCCATTGCGCGGTTCAGCCCGCGGATCATTCGGAGGTGGTCTTCGCCGGTCTGCTCGCCCGCGCCAGCAGGAGCCCGCTGGTCCCACTTCGGCATGAAGTCGGCAGGCTTGAACGCCTTGCCGGCCTTGGCCCGGTTGACGTTGGCAATCACCGAAGCAAGTAGCGCCACCAGCTGGTCTAGGCGGTCAGGGCCGAGCGGGCCCGTCACCCGCTCGTACGCCTCCCACGCGGTCAGCTCCCGGGCGTCGATACGGCCCAGTAGCTCGCCGACGGTGCAGCCCAGGTGCGCCGCTAGCCGGAAACGGAATCGTCGCCCTGGGTCTCGTCGAAATCCTCGGTCAGCTCGTCGACGTCGTTGTCCGACAGGCCGGCCAGCTTCCGGCAGGCGTCGAACAGCCGATCCAGAGGCCGGGCGTTCTTGCGGCCCAGCGCCGCCAGGTCGTCCTCACTGAACATCGGCCGGCCGGACTCGTCGACCGCGCACAGCACGATCAGCTTCGCCCGAGCGTTGCGCATGTTCAGCTGCTTGCTGCCGCCGCGCTGCTGCATCAGCGACTGCTCGTAGGCGTCACGCTGCGCACCGGTGATCGACCGCAGCCGGACGGTGCCGCCCCACTCCGGGCACGGCACATCGGCGAACGTGCGGTCCTCTACGGCGAGGATGGCGTCTCGGGTCAGGTACCCCATCGTCAGGCCCCCGTCGCGGTCAGGAACGGCCGGCCGGACACCTTGATGGTCACGCTGCGACCCATCTTGTCGTCGTACGGGAACTCCTCGGACAGCTCGGTGAGGATGCCCTTGAAGTCCCAGGTGTGCTCGTCGGCGTCGCCCGGCAGGATGATGATCCGGTAGCTGCGCGGGGCCGCGTCGTCGAAGTCGCCGTCCAGGTCGTGCGTGGGCTCGGCCGGGTCGTAGTTCAGCTCCAGCGACACCTCGCCGCCGTCCTTGAGCCCGCCGATGTACTCCTGCCAGCCGCCCTCGCTGGAGTGGTCGGTGACGTCGATGGTCTCCCGGGTCCGGTTCGGCGCCGAAATGCTCGTGATGTTGGCCATGACGGCGAAGGTCTCCGACGGGCCACCGTTGCCCCTCAGGAACTGCGTGCCGAATGCGTTGCGACCAGCCATGTCGCTACTCCTCTACCTGATCAGTGATGATGCGGAATCGCAGGACGTGATGGCGGATGCCCGGGGTGGGGTCCGTCAGCGCCTGGTCGTACTCGTGGCGGATGGCCACCACCCGGTGGCCGCCCACCGTCAGCGCGGCCGGTTGGTGGTCAAGCAGGCCGACGATGCGGTCTGCGATGCGCTGCCCCTGCGCGTTGCCGCGGGCCCGCGTCCAGACGTGCAGCGTGGACAGCACCTCGCGGCCGTAGCCGCCGTGGTGGTTGTCGGGGGTGCTGATGTGCTCGCCGATGCGCACGTACGGGTACGCGGCCTTCTCCGGCACCTCGTCGTGCACGCCGCCGGTGACCATGCCCATCAGCTGCGTGTCGCCCGTCAGCCGGTTGTACAACGCCGTTTGCAGCGGGTGGATCGGCGACCGCGCCACCGGGGCGGTCACCGCGTCAACCTGTCCAGCTCGGCGCCCACCTCGGCGCGCACTCGCTTCGGGAACCGTTGCCGGGACCGCTCGGCGGCGGCGGTGGCGAAGGGTTGCTCCGGCGTGTCCGCCGTGCCCTCGTTGACGAAGATGGCGTGCCGGGCAGTCGCGGCAGCTTCACCGGTCAGCCCGCCGTTGCTGATCCGCGACCGCATCGACTCCGCCAGCTCACCAGTGTCCCGAGGTGCCCCACGGGTCATGTCGTCGCGGACGTCGTCGGTCTCGTCCTTCACCGACCGTTGCAGCCCTTCAACCACCTGGGCCTTGAGCTTGTCGACCTTCTTCGCCAGCTCGTCCATGCCCTCAACGGTCACAGCCTCACGACGTGCCACGGTCAGCCCTCCCGTTCCAGTTCGTCGGCGAGGTCCCGCAGCCCTTGCACTAGTGCGCCACGAAGCCGCGCGGTGGCAGGCCGGGGGTCATCGTTGTCGTCGGCGACGTGCAGCCGGCCAACCTCGTACCGCTCCCGGTCGCCGATGCTCATGTAAACCGGGATGCCCCCGCCCGCCGCCACAGTCAGTCCTTCTTCCGCTTGGCAGGCTTCTTCGGCTCACCGGTCACCGGGTAGTCGACGTCAATCGGCTTCCACAGGTGCGGATACCGCTCGACGATCTCGTGACCGGCGTGCGCGGTAGTCACCCCGCGCCGCACCATCTGCCGCTGACCGTCAATGACGACCATCCCCGGCAGCCTCGCAACCATGATTTCCACTACGCCCCCTCGCTCTGCACTCGCTCGCACTCGACCCGCAGATACGCGGGCTCGGACGGGGTGACCGTCGAGGTCACCCGGTAGGTTTCGCCGCCGCCGCGCAGCTCGTCACCGCGGCGCACGTCGTCATCAGGCAGGGCGTAGATCACCGCGTCGAGCCCGGCGCCACGCTGCCCGCCAGCGGTCCGTTCGGCCGCCGACGGCTGCGACACCCGCACCCGCACCTCGCCGACTTGGAGCACGTCGACCAGTTGGCCGCCGGCGCCGTCGTCGGTGGTGACCGCCCTCCACACCTGCATCAGCCGGGGCAGCTCGTGCACACCGATCCGGCTCATGAGCCCAGCAGGCTTTCCGGACCGTCACCGGAGTACGGCGACACCAACGTGACCGACCGGAAGCCGGACCCGCCGGCG